CGGCGGCGGCTCGCGCGGGCATGGTCGATCTCGACGGGATCAAGCTGGTCGATATGTCGGGGCTCGCGGTCAATGCTTCGGGCGAGTTGGTCGAGGCGCCGGAGATCATGACGCGCTTGCGTCACGACAAGCCGTGGTTGTTCGGCCGCGGCAGCAGCAGCAGTGCGGCACTGGCGCCGCGGGCGACGCCGCCGAAGGCGAAGACGGCGATGGAGATGTCGGTTGAGGAGTGGCGGGTGGCGCGGGCGGAGTTGTTGCGCCGGCGTTAGGCCGCACGCTGCGTGCAGAGGTGCAGAAAGTAAAAATAAAAAGGAAAAAAGTCTTGACCACACGCCCCAAGAAGTTGAGTTATTACACCTACGATGGGGCGGTGAGCGTCGGACTTCAAGCGTTCGACAGTGTCTCGGCCGTTGTGGGTCGTTCATCTGTCTGAGGCGGTCGAGTTTTTCTTTCCGATCTGCTTGTTTAGAGACTAACTGCTAATCATCGTCCGATCACTACTTTCCCTGCTGTTGCGGGGGTTGGATCAACCTTATGTGGCCTGGTTCGCGGAAGCGGGCCGGGCTGAAACCGTTTGTGGTGGGGACTGGAGTCTATGGGCATCTCGAATTTTCCGGCCATCCTGCAGCCAATCATCCAGCAGGGCTTCCTCGAACGCGAGTTTGCGCAGGCGATGTCGTCGCGGCTCGGGTATCGCGCCTGTGCCGATCGGCAGGAGTTTGCCGTAGGCATTGGCGAGACGTTGACGAAGACGCGCGCCGGGCTGAAGCCCAGCGTGACCCAGCCCGTGCCGCCGTCGTCCAATGCGAACCTCGATAACGGTTTGGTGCCGACGGGGTGGGGCGTCGAGCAATACACGATCACGATCAACCATTACGCGGCCACGACCGACCTGAACATGGTGACGAGCCGGGTCGGGATTGCGGGGCAGTTCCTGCAGAATGCGGCGATCAACGGCGAGCAAGCGGCTCGCAGCTTGGACGAGCTGGCGCGCAACGCCTTGTTCGCCCCCTATTTCGGCGGCAACACGCGTGTTCGGATTGCGATCGGCACGGCCGGCAACACGGTTGCGGTCGACGATATCCGCGGCTTCACCTCTGCGTTCGTCAACGGCGTGCAGAACCCGGTCGGTGGCTCGGCCAGCCTGACCGTGACGGTCGGTGCGGGCGTTTACACGTTGATCGGGACGACTGCGGATTCGGTGAACAACAGCACGACGCCGGGCGGTATTTCGGGGGCGCTGACGTTCAGCGGGAACGTCAGCGCGTCTGACGGCAGTTTGGGTAATCCGGTTCAGGCTGCAAGCGCGAGCGTGATCATCCGGCCGGCGGGGCGGGGGACCACGGCCGCGTTGGCCGCGACCGACATTCTCACGATGGGGTGCCTGCTCGATGGAGTGAGCAAGCTCCGCATGAATGCGGTGCCGGAGATCGACGGCGCCTACAATTGTTATCTTGATCCCGTGAGTTCACGCCAGTTGTTTGCCGATCCGGACTTCCGGCAGTTGTTCCAGGGAGCAACCAGCGCGAACCAGGTATTCCGCAGCGGGATGGTCAACGATTTTCTCGGGCTGCGTTTCGTGCCGACGACGGAGGCCTATGTGCAGGCTCATCCGACGCTTGCGGGCGTGGTCGTGCGTCGCCCGATCATCGTGGGGCAGGGGGCGTTGATCGAGGGCGATTTTGCCGGGATGGCAGAGACCGATATCGCGCCGACGGACAGCATCGTCAGCATTGTGGACGGGATCGCCATGGTTACACGCGAGCCGATCGATCGGCTGCAGCAGATCATCGCGCAGAGTTGGTATTGGATCGGTGGGTTCTGCGCACCGAGCGATACGATGACCAATCCCTTGGTCGTGCCGACGGCGACGAACGCGTCCTACAAGCGTGCCGTGATGATCGAGCACATCGGTTAGCGCGGATGTCTCGTGCCGCCGGCCTGTCTTTCTGGCCGGTGGGCGGAGCATGCGGACGGCGCATCGTTGTCGGCCGCTTGCTCCTCATGTCGATGGCCGGGGCAAGGGCAGAGCGGTTGCTCTGTACTGCCTTCAAGGCGGGAGCGTGCCGTGCTGACTGACGCTGAGAAGATCGATGCACGGCGCTTCATGGGCTACGCCGTGTTCGGGACGAATATGTCCGGCAATATGGGCTGGCAATATTATCAGGCGGCCGGGCTGCTGGAGTATCGTCTAGGCCATTTGGGCACTGCGGAAGAGGATGTTCTCCGGCAGTATCTAACGACGCTGTGCGGCCTCGAACAAGCTATCCCGGAGGCCGCCGCCGGGCTCGACACGCAGTCGGCTGGTGTTTGGGTTCGCAATCCTGGTGAACTCGGTGAGCGGTCGCGCTTGTTTGACGACTGGCGGCGCCGTTTGTGTGCGTTCCTTGGTGTGCCGCCTGGACCTCAATTTCCGGGCGGCAACAGCATCAAATTGGTGGTTTGATGGATGCAGATCGTCTGCGGGACCGGATTAGCCGTGGGCTGGGCGTTGCTGCGCGCGTGATCGGCGAAGACTACGACCTGTTCCGGCCGGGCGGCCGTTCGCACCCGATGGCGGCCGAGTTTCGCATCATGCGGCTACCGGTCGTGCTCGAGCTCGCGGGCGCTGGGCGGGTGGGGATTACCGAGCCGATCTTCAAGGCTACGTTCGACGGTGTCGCGGTGCGGGTTGGCGATTACCTAAGAGGGCCGCGGGGAGTCTTGTTCGTATTGGCGTTGCCGCCATTTGAGCGCCCGCTTTGTATCTTGACCAATACGGCGCTGGACGTGCTGCGATCGAACCGGTCGGCAACGGCGGGCTTAGGAGGGTACGGGGGAATTTCGGAAGAGACTCTGGACATGATCCTCGAAGATTGGCCGGTGCACATGCGCTCGGTCGGGAGTGCAAAAGCAGGCGCTTTGCCGGCTGATGGTGGCCAAACAGCCGCGACGATCATGCTTCCACGCACGCCGGTGCCGATCAGGACGTCGGACATCCTGCAAGACGGACAGGGCCGCCGCTTTGTGGTTCGGTCGGTCGAGGAGTCTGAGAGGGGATGGCGGCTTTCGGTGCTCGGGACGGAGGTGTGACGCATGCCGGACCGTGCTGACGTGGAGCAATGCCTGGCCGGGCTGATCGCCGGCGTGCTTTATCCCGAGGGTTTTGAGACCGACTCAGTCATACCGAACGTTTGCAAGGTGTATCGGGGATGGCCGGTCTCCGGGGCGCTGGAGAGCGATCTTGCGGCGGGCGTGGTGCATGTCAGTGTGCAACCGGTTGCCGGCTCGGTGAGGGATCGCACGCGCTTCTCGCAAGAGTGGCAGGGCGTTTGTCCGGTGGCGACGCTTGTCGGATTGGCTCAAGGCGAGTTGGTCAGTTTCTCCGGAGAGGGCGGACCCGGCCACGTTGCTGGGATTGCGGTTGACGGCCAGGCGTATGCCTATCGCATGCGGTTTGGTGATTCGGCTGCACTGGTTGCGGCGGCGTTGGCGGCACAGATCAGGATGGATCGACCTGCTTTGGCTAGTGGTCCCTCGGTGTCGTTGCTCAATGGGCGGAACATCCGGGTCCGGATCGTGACCGACGGCGCTGGAGGGCGGGAGCTGCGGCGCCAGCAGGCGATATTTCGGGTGACGTTCTGGTGTCCTGATCCTGCGACACGTGACACAATCGTTTCGCTGATCGACGGTGCGCTTGCTGCGATGACGTTCGTCGATGTCGCTGGTTGGGCTTGCCGGCTGCAATTATCGTCCGACAGCAGTAGCGACGAGGGATCGGCGGCGGGCATCTGGAGGCGTGATCTCCTGTATGCAGTCGAGTATCCCACCGTCATGAGTGAGGCGTTGCCGGCACTATTGTTCGGGATCGCTGACGTCAATCAGGTTGCGTTCGTGGGTTGAGGGTCTGCCCGAGCTGTGCGGCTCGGGAATTCGAGCAAAATCCACGCAGTTCAGTCCTGTATTACCTCGACTGGTTGCCAGGTCATCTCGTCTCTTGGAAGGGGCCTTTCATGCTATACTTGGTGGTGGTGCGACCGTTCGCGTCGTACCGGGTCGGTGATGTCGTCACGGATCCGCAGAGTATCGAGGCCATTCTGGCTTCGGAGCACTTGGACAACGTTGTGCGGATCGCGCCGCCGGGCGAGGGCTGAGTCATGCCGATCGTGCAAGCTGGAACCCTAAATACGACCGCTCTCGTCGTTCCCGATCTTTACGTGCAGATCGTTCCGCCACAGAACCTGGTGCTGAACGGCGTACCGACCAACATCTTGGGCATGGTCGGCACGGCGAGCTGGGGGCCGGCCAATCAGCCTGTCATCCTTGCAACAATGGCTGATTACGCCCGCTCGTTCGGCTTCATCCAGGCCCGCAAATACGACATGGGCACTCAGGTGGCGACGGCGATCCAGCAGGGCGCGCAGAACCTGCGTTGCGTGCGGGTGACCGACGGCACCGATACCGCGGCGAGTTACGCATTCTTCTATGGTGTCGGCGGATACCCGGCGCTGCTGACAGCCCGCTATAGCGGCACGATGGGCAACCAGATCGGTGTCCAGCTTACGGCCGGAAGCGCTGCGGGGAGCTGGCGACTGAGTCTCGGCGTACCGGGTCAGGTGCCGGAAACATTCGACAATCTGGCCGCACCAACGAGCGCGGTGTTCTGGCAAAACTTGGTCAACGCCGTCAATCAAGGCCAGGGTCCGCTTCGAGGGCCGAGCGGGCTGTGCGTGGCGACGCTCGGGGCCGCGCTCGGGGCCACGCCGGCGGCATTGTATTCGCAGTGGCTGCTGAACGGATCGGATGGTGCGGGCGGCGTCTCGGCCACGCAGTTGATCGGCCAAGACGGATTGCCTCGGAGCGGAATGTATTCGTTGAGGGGCCAAGGATGCAGCATCCTTGTGCTTGCCGACACCGACGAGCCGACGACCTGGACAACGCAAGCCGGGTTTGCGCAGCAGGAGGGCCTCTATGTCATTCTGGCCGGGCCAAGCGGCGATGCGATCACCGCGGCGATCTCGGCAAAGCACTCTGCCGGCGTCGACAGCTACTCCGCCAAGCTGATGTTTGGCGATTGGGTCTGGTGGTCCGACCCAGTTGTCGGCACGGTTCGATTAGTCAGTCCGCAAGGCTTTGTCGCGGGCCGGCTTTCGAATTTGAGCCCGGAACAGAGCAGCCTGAACAAGCCGCTGTACGGGGTTGTCGGGACGCAACGGTCCGGTGTGCCAGGTAGCGGGAGTTCAAGCGGCTATAGCTCGGCCGAGTTGACGGCGTTGCTGGGCGCCGGGATCGACGTCATAGCCAATCCGCAGCCAGCTGGCGCATTCTGGGGTGTGCGTGGTGGGCACAATTCCAGTTCCAATGCCGCGACCAACGGCGATAACTATACCCGTTTGACGAACTTCATCGCTGAGACGCTGAGTGCGGGAATGGGCCAGTATGTTGGCCAGGTCATCAACTCCGGACTGTTCCGGCGTATCCGCAGCACGCAGCTGAGCTTCCTCCAGAACCTTCTTGGACAAGGGGTGCTTGGGAGTACGAATGGCGCTCAGCCTTTTTCGGTGATCTGCGACCTGAGCAACAACCCACCATCCCGGACGAGCCTGGGGTATGTGCAATCTGACGCGCAAATCCAGTATCAGGCCATCAACGAGCGCTTTATCGTCAATCTCGAGGGTGGTCAGACTGTCCAGGTTACAAGGCAGACGCTGCCGTCTGGGCAGATTGACGGCTCGAAGAGCATCTAGGAGCAAGTGAATGCCTGCGAATAGTTTCTCGACGGGACGTGACTGTCAGTTGGTCGTGATTGGACCAGCCAGTGCAACTGGTCAGGCCGGGACGCGTGTGGATCTCAGTCATGTAACCGGGTTTGAAAGTCGGCAGCTTACACATCCGATCCGGATTGATCGTTTGGATGGCGTTCATATCGCTGCCGAGTTGCCGAAAGGTTGGGAAGGGCACTTCGAACTCGAACGGGGCAGCGCGGCCGCCGATGACTTCATCGATGGACTTGAGCAAGCCTGGCACGTGGGCGGTTTGCTCGAGGGCGGCACGCTGTATCAGTATGTGGCCGAGGCCGATGGCTCGACCAGCACCTATCAATTCGAAGGTGCGGTGTTCAAGATGGCCAGTGCCGGCCAGTGGAAAGGAGACTCTGCTGTCCGTCAGCGGCTGGACTTCTTTGCAAGCCGACGGAAGCGCATCTGATGCCGGACATCGGAGAGCTGCAGACGCCGTCGCAGCGGATCGTCGTCGAAGCTGCCCAAGAGTTCGAGGCGACGGACGCGCTCGGGCGGACACTCTGGATCCGGCGGCCTGGTGCGCTCGACCGTCTCAGGCTGTTCAAGGCGGTAGGTCCAATGCTGGCGGGCAACGACCGATATGTGGGTTATGCGATGCTTGCGATGTGCGTCAGCAGCATCGATGGGGTGCCGCAGCCAGCACCGGCGAGCGAGGGACAACTCGAGAGCCTGGTGCAACGCCTCGGCGATGCAGGAATGGTCGCGATCGGGCAGGGGTTGGCGAACGCCGAGCAGGGAAATCCATAGGCGCGGCCGGGTTCGAACAGCCGACCGCGCTGAAAGCTTTCACGCACCAAGCTGATTTACGAGATTCACTCTTTCTCGTGAAGAACGGAGTTCCGTTCGACGTCGCATTCAGCCTTGGCCAATTCGACCGTCGTGTATGGGTCGTCACGATCGGCGAACTGAATGGGCTCGTCTGGGACTATGCTCGGGGCGAGTGGCAATAATGCCAAGCCGAAAGCGCAATAGTTCCCTGAAGAGCCGATCGCCTAGAGCACCTCTCGAGCCGGTTGGCTCGGGAGTAGTGCTCTAATTCATTGATAAGAAGAGCATTACTTCCGATCAGGTGATTCCAACTGATCGGAAAATGTTCTAGGTCGGATTGTCACACGTTTAAGCCAGGCGAGATCGCGAGGACAAGACATGGTCGACGCGTATGAGGTCGGAATTCGACTTGCTCTTCAGGATGACGTCAGCGCCGGTTTGGCTATCATCCACCGAGAGCTTGCCGACGTCGACCGGGCGATTGCTGCGACCAGTGCGGGTCTCGTTCAACTGATCAGAGAGGCTCAGGCGTCCAGTAAAGCGGTTGCTGGCATTGCGCGTGTGGTGAGCAGACCTGCGCCGTCGGAGGACTTGGCAGCCGCACCGGCGCAAGCCGAGCAGGTTCCAGCCAAGGCAACGGAGCGGCCAGTCGTCGAGGAGCCGAGGTCAACTGCGGCGGCAGGGCCGTCCGCTCCGTCGGAGCGGACGGTGGCTGCTCAGACCAGTGTTGCACCCGCCGTGGAAACTCCTTCGAGTTCGGAAAGCAGCGCTGCACCCGTTTCAGCTCCCCACCGGGCAAACGTTTCGGATGTTCCATCTCTTGTGATCAACCAGCACTTCAGCGCAGCGCAAGAGCCTGGTCCGACGGCGGCGACCGCTAAGACGGCCATGAGCCCGGTCCGATCGGCAGTCCAACCGCAGCGACGCATCGATGCTCTTCGAGCGGATCCGGTCCAATCGCCCGCAGCGGCAGCGCCGGTTCTCAGCGATGCTCCAAAGCCCAACGGGTCGCTGATCGCGTCGATAGGGACGGCATTTCCCTCCTTGCAGCGAGTGACTGAGCAAAACATCAGCGGGACAGCAGACCGCCTGGGACTGCAACCTTCGCCCGCGACTGAGCCGCATTCGGCCGCCGCGCCATGGTTCAGGAACGATATCCGTCCCGCTGTTCAGAGACAGAGCATGCAGCAGGACCGGGCGATCGCGCCGCAACCGACGTCTCGTGATCAGACAGAAGGGAGCGGAGGCGTTGTCATGCTCGACGGGCGGTTAGTCGGACACTGGTTGTCTGAGCAGATGGCGCGTGATGCGTCACGACCTCCGAGCGGGACAAGCTTTTTCGATCCGCGGCAATCGCCTGCTTGGACGGCATCGGGGGCAGTTTGATGTCTACCGCCATCATTCTCGGTCCAGTGGCGTTCGATGGCTTCGAAGTTCCAGAGCGGATCAGTTTTGGCGGCCGACAAAAACTTGTGGTGCACACGATGCCGGGTGGCGGACGGATCGTTGACGCGATGGGGCCGGACGAGGCGCCAATTCGGTGGTCGGGCGTGTTCTCCGGACCGGACGCAGGAGGCCGTGTTCGGACTCTAGAGCGGCTGAGGCGGCTTGGCGCGCCACTTTTGCTCGCGTGGGACGCTTGGCGCTACACTGTCATCATCCAGGACTTCCTCGCCGAGGCCACGAATAGTCGGTGGATTCCGTACAGGATCGAACTGTGCGTCGTTCCCTGGCCAGGCGCGCTCGTTACGGACTGGCTCGAGACAGCCATCGCTCCGGCGCTGACGGTTCCTGTCCTGAGCGGCGTCGCCTTGCAACAGGCGATAGCGTCGGCAGGTATTAGATTAGGCGGGAGTGACTTGGGACCGGTCGTCTCCGCTGCCGGCGCTTTGGCGCAGTACGTGACGATGCAGGCCTACTTAGGGGCGCTCCGATGACGGTGGTGACGGTTGCGGGCGGCGATCTTTTCCGCATTGCCCTGCAACAACTTGGCGATGCCACACAGTGGAACAGGATAGCCGAGCTGAACGGGTTGACCGACCCAGTTCTCAACGGGGTGCTATCGCTAGAGATACCCTTGATCGACAAGACTGCTGGAGGAGGGATTGCCAAGTAGCATTCGGACACCGCGTCTCCAGGTCAGCGTTGGCGGCAGCCTCGTTGTTGGCGCCATCAGCGCAGAAGTGCAAAGCAACAATCACTTTTCCGCAGACCGCTTCCGTGTCGAAGTTGCTTCAAGTACAGATCCTCAGATCGTTGCAATAAACCCAGATCAAAGAGTCGAAGTAAGAATCGGCTTAGCAGGCATTTGGCAGTCCATGATTGTCGGCAAGGCGGACTCCGTCATGCTCGATCCTGTCAAAGGGCTGATCAGCATCGAAGGGCGTGACCTATCGAGCATTCTCGTCGACTCACAGGCTGGGGAGTCGTTTGCGAACCGCACCTCCAGCGAGATTGCTCAATTACTTGCAGACCGGCACGGCTTGGGAGCGGTCATCGATAGTACATCGACGCCGGTTGGACGATATTACCAGTCCGAGCACGATCGGATCACATTGGGGCAGTTCTCTAAAGCAACGACGGAATGGGATCTTCTCGCGTTCCTGGCGACGAATGAGGGTTTCGATATTTATATGATCGGTGATGCTCTTCGATTCGGCCTACCAATAGCGGCGGTGAGCATGGCACTCAGGATCGAAGATTGCATCAGTGTTCGACTGCAGCATTGCGTCAATCTTGCTCGTGCTGTCGAAGTGACGGTCAAGAGTTGGGGTTCGAAGACTGCAGCGACGGTAGTCGGGACTGCTCGCATTGCGGGTGGTGGGCCTCTTGAGAAGCGAACCATCACCCGACCGAATTTGACCGCGGATGAGGCTCAGCGGCTTGCTGAGCGGATTGCTGCAGACTTGAAGCGCCACGAGTGGACTGCCGAGCTTACGATGCCGGGCGAGCTTGCGCTGGGCTCTCGCAGCCGGGTCAACATTGCAGGGACTGGATCGGTGTGGGACCGCGCCTATTCCGTCACTCAGATCACGCGGCACGTCGACCTGCAGCGTGGGTTTACGCAGCATCTCACTCTTCAAGGAGTGTCGTGATGGATCGGCTTATTAATGCGATGAAAGGTTTCAGCGGGTCGCAAGACGCCAGTGCGGGTCAGCCTAGGTTCGGCAAGGTGACATCTGTTGATCCTGCGAACGGCACCGTGCGTGTTCAGCTGCAACCTGAAGGCATTTTGACTGGGTGGCTGCCGTTGTTGAGCCCGTGGGTTGGGAATGGGTGGGGGCTTTCGGCACCGCCGGGTGTGGGCGATCAAGTGTTTGTCCTGCCGCAAGAGGGCGACGCTGAACATGGCGTCGTTGTGGGGCGAGCGTGGAGTGAGACGTCCGTCGTGCCGAATACTCCAGTCGGGGAATTGTGGATCACTCATAAGAGTGGAAGCTTTTTACGGTTACGCAATGACGGCACAATCTCGATCCGGGGAGATCTCCACGTGGATGGGGAAGTCTACGATCGGCACGGTTCCTTGGATCAACTTCGCAGTCATTACAACCAGCACACCCACAGTGATCCACAAGGCGGGACGACTTCACTGCCCACTCCCCAGGACTAGGAGACTTCATGCCTGATATCAAAATGACT